GGGAGTTCCCGCAGGGACTTTGCGGGCGTAGTTGCGCTTCTTTGGCGGTGCGCCTATGCCCTCGGTCGGGGTCGGCGCGGCCTGACCAATCGCACCAAGGCCACGTGCCTTGTTGAGTTGGTACCGCATGTTGTAGACCACTTGGGGCTTGATGCCCAACTTCTCGATGATCGCCTTGTTGGTATGCCCTTGGTCGATCAGGCGACGGACTTTCTCCGACGTGCTCAGTTTGCGTTTCATCTCAGTTCTCCATGCCGAGTTGCCCCGGCGTTCACACTCGTCAAGCGGACGAGGACGCATCAATGCCTGTGTCAGGTGCGAACACCCAGTACACATGCCCTGATATACGACGCCCAACTCCCTCGACTTCTTGTGTCGGAGGGACTACGGGAATCATGTTCAATACAGCGAGTCGTTCCTTGACCCAGTTGGGCAGATCGTCGATTCGATCATAGTGTCCCTCTAAGCACGAGTCAACACTTTCAAGCCCCAAACACACGACATCTACACCATCAGGGAAGATACTGACTCGGTAGATACTATCGTCGCCCACACCACGTGAATCGCCACGCATGAACATGTATCCACCCGTGGCGAGGTACAAGTCTTTGCGTATGATGTGTTTGATCGCCGCACCGCGCTCCTGCCACGGCTTACCTGACAGGATCACCTTGCGTGCTGTCTTGTCAGGCGGCTCGTTGGCCGTGTACCAGTTGGCCGGGTCAACGTGTTGCATCGCGCACGTGAGGGCGTCGAAGTGGTGGTCGGTGATGGGTAGCCCCTTCTCGACCATCTTCTGTGCAATCTGCAACTCGACCATGCTGACCGTGATGCGCGTCATTTCAGCACCCAGTAGGAAGTCGGCGAGACCTTGTGGCCCAGCCCTTCCACGAACGCATCGTTCTCCAGCATGGACAGTGCGGCAAGACGTGATGCCAAGTTCTCATCCACGTCGTTCAACTCCTCGGCCTTGTACGTGCGGTGCGCACCGACGTGCTTGCTTGACGCCTTCCTGACATCGAGCACTGCGATGACATCGAACACCTGCTCACCCATGTACTCGCGCACCTGCACGTAGTAGCCGTGGTGCGCCTCGTACTGTTTGGTCATCTGCTCATCGAGTTTTGCAAGCATGTCTTTCACGAGACCTCCGAACACTGGGTCGTTGAACTGATGGTTGTTGAGCACGAGCGAACGCATCTCGTTGTGGAACGAGCCGTTCTTGATCACCGCCTCATACGCTGAGTTGTATCCAGACGATGCGGCATACATCGGTTGGTGCAACTTGGTTTGAAAGTCGCTCATCGACATGAGCGCCACCTCGTTGACCATGTACCGACGCATGTGCTTCTTCACGTTCTTGAGCGCACGCTCCAGCGAGTCGGCCATGGCCATGTGGTACTGCTCACGATCCTCGTTGAACTTGTCATTCGTGATCGTGCGCGAGTACACGGCGTACTTGCTGTTGCCGCTCTGCACGGAGTAATCGGCGTAGCCCAGCCGCATGGTGGCGTATTCGTCACCGTCGAAGTACGCCCATATCTCGCACACCACGGGTTGCCCATCCACCCACTGCGTCTTGCCGTTGCGGTGCAAGGCGAAGCGGATGTTGCGGTGCATGGCACGCACGCCGTCGCACAACTTACCCAGCAGGGAATGCACGGGCACGCCCTCGACGATCTGCGTCATGCGTTGCTTCTCTTTGATACCCGCCTCGGTCACCGTGTTGATTGCGGTCTCGTACTGCTCACGCGCACGCTCGTGGCTACGCTGAATCGTCGCCACCTTCATGTGTTGGAATGCCATCTCACTTCTCCTTAATTACGACTTCACCCAAGTCCACGCGACCGATGACCGGACGCTCCCGCATCGCACCCTTGAGGTATGACGCAGTGGAGCAGGGGATTCCTTCTTTGTTGAACCCGATGAGGTGCGCACCCGTGGCGCTCACCGCAATGACGAGCCAGTACTCGGTGTCACCCTTACCGCCCTTGGCGGGGTAGATGTTTCCCGGCACGACTTCCGACTGTGTGTGCACAGCGGACAACACGTTAGCGTGTAGGCGCATCTCACTTCTCCTCAATCTTGTAGAACCCAAGGGCCTTGTTCATCACACGGTTGTACGCCGCCTTGATGTTGCGGATGTCGTCTTGAGACTCAATGGCACGCTTGCCACCGATGTCGGCGATGACGAGGGCGGCGAATGCCACACGCATGGGATGATCTTCCTGCGTCACGATGTCACGCACGATGTCGGTCGGCACAGACTTGGCATCACGAATCCACGCGCCGTACAGGTTGCCGTTGCCACCGCCCATCAGAAACTCCTTCATCTGATTGGCGTACTCGTTCTTGCCGCTCCACGACACGTCAAGCATCGGGGCCACAGCCGCGCAGTACCCGTAAAAGTTATCCACACGTTCACGCCATTGCTTCTTGAGTTCTTTGTCCACTCTGGTTACCTCTACTTTCAATGCTTCGCCTACCCGTGTGAACGTGCCGTCGCCATTCACTCGGAACATCAGATACACGTTGTCATCCACCAGCGTTTTCTTCTGGTGATCGAACTGCACGTTGCACTTCGGGAGCGGGAAGTCCTCGTAGTCCTTCGGCCCCTGCGGTTCGCGCAGTGGGTTGTTCACCCGCACGTGCACCCAGTGTTTGCCTTGTTGGTTGTACTGAAAGTGCATCGTGCTCGGCAGGTGCCAGTGCAAGAAGTTGTAGCGCGTCACGCTACAGCCACGCTTGGTGTGGTTGCGTATGCGGATGAAGTCGCCGTCCTCGCGCCGCATCCATGTGATTGCCGCCATGGTGTTCTCGTAGGCGTGCTGTTCTGGATGGTTGTTCCAGATGCAGTTGCCGTAGTTGCCATCGACCAGTGCGTAGGTGTTGTCGTCGATCTTCTTGATGCGCTCCCACTTGCGGCCTCGGTCGCCGATGGGTCGCACGTCGTGCTCCTTCGTGTGGTTCTTGCTGATCATGGGTTTGGTGCGCTCATACCACGACACCACCTCGTTGAATGAATCGAATCTCATTTTGTTTCTCCTGTTGCTTTGTTAATTGCGTTACGGGCCTTGTCGTTCCACGCCCACAGTTCTTCATCGGTAGCCGTCACACCCGGCAGGGTCATCAGCGCATCGAGCAAGTCGGGTGCGGCAGAGATGAGTCGGGCATTGGCCTTCTGCTCCTGTGGCGGAATAGTCATACGCGTTGGGATATTAGCGATGGTGGTGCTATGCACTCCACGCTTTCTCGCAGTGATGCTGAACGGGTTGGTCTTCCAGTTGTTGTTCTCGTTGAGCACCCATTTCTCCTTCGTGTGTTTCATTCTTCCTTCTCCTCGATGGATTCAACATCCCAGTTGGCGTAGGCTGAGTCGCCCTTGACCGCCGCTTCTTGGAACGCAAGTGCTTCTGCTTCTTCTAGCGTCTCGGCCTCCACAGTCACGACGATGAAACTCGTGCGCCGCAGTTCAACTTCATAGGTTTTCATTTCGTTCCTTACTTAGTTATCTCGCGCATCGAAAAATGTTTGACCTGATCGGCACGGATGCACAACGTGTCGTGGTCATTCCACAGGGTCAGATAACCCGTGTTCTTCATTTCCTTCACAAGGTGTGGCACCACACTGGGTGACGCCTTCACCATGAACTCATGGGCTGTCCCGTCCATGAACACAATGTTTGCGATGGAGTACGTGTCACGGTACAGGTTCTTGGGTTCATCGCTTCCGTACTCGTGCATGTCCCACTCCTCTCTGCGGCGTGGTTGCGTTGTGTAGATAGCCATGTCAGTCCTCCACGCCGAACTTGAATTCGGCCTCGGCATCCTTGGCGATCACCTTGCGCAGTTGGTCGCGCAACTCGTCGCTCTCCACCAACTTCTTGGTGAACAGTGATGCGCCCACGAGTAACTTCTCACGGTGCTTGGCTATGCCGTAGTAGTGGCCAGCCGCCGCACTCGCACCCGCCGCCCAAATGAGCAGGATGGCTTCCAATGTTGTGATTTCAATCATTTCGTTGCTCCTTCGCATTGTTTACGTAGCGCACTCAGCGTCTCCTCACAGGTACGCCCGTTTGCAATCTCGATGAACTCATCAGGCTCACCATCCACTGTGTTGCCCGTGTCGGCGTAGACAACGATCGTGTCACCGATGTCTTCCATACTTACCTTCACGTTGTGTTCGACGAACCACTGCTCATCTTCTGGCAGTACGTTGCGCACGTCGATCACTTCGGTGCGCCCATCAGGGCGTTTGTAAAGCGTTACATTCATGATCAGTCCTCGATGTGAATTGTTTTGCCGCAGTCGGCCAGCGCACTCTTGTTGCCTTGGATGCACCACAGCACGGGCACATGCCACTGCCCCCACGAGCCACCCAGATAGCCGTCGGTCAACACCACCACCGCTTGTGGTTTGATGTTGTGCTCGGTCATGTACGCAGGGACACACTCCACCATCGTGCCGCCGCCACCGGCAGGCTTGGTCGATTGCGTGATGTTCTCGATCTCGCCGCCCACGTACTTCTCATCGGCACACACCTCGGTGTCCCAGTACAGCAGACGCACGCACTCGGGATGCACCTGCTCACAGATGCCCTTGACCTCGCCGAGAAACTGCGCCAACTCACGGCCACCGATGGAGCCCGATGTGTCGATTGCGATCACCAACTCGCCCACCTGTTCACTCACGCCCGATGGCATGTAATAGCCCGAGGACACGAACCGACGATTGGGCCGCCGCCACGTTGAGTAGTCATTGCCTGCACACGTGGTGCTGATGAACTCACGCAGTGCTTCGCGCCAGTCGATCTTGGTCTTGAGCAGATCGGCCAGATCACGATCACCGCCCGTGCCCAACTTGCCAGCCACGAGCGCACCCTGACGGATGGCCTCGTCGAGGTCGCGTTCAAGCGCCTTGCGTTCTTCGACCGTCATCTCCTTCGCGCCTTCCCAGTCGTGGTCATCGAGACCAGACCCGGGCGCGGGGATGCCAGTTCCCGAGCCGCCGCCCGAGCCCGTGCCATCACCACCGCCGTCCTGCGGGGGATTCTCCTTCTTGAGGATGTTGTAGACCTGCGCCGAGTCCATGCCACGGAACCGCTCGTCGATTGCACCCACGGCCTTGCCGTTCTTCTTGGGCATCTGCGCGAACCCGTCCTTGTTGTCGTCGCTGATCTTGATGTTGATCACGTAGTCGCACGCCACGTTGGCCAGTGGTGCGCACTCGTCGTAGAGGTGACGCCACGTGGTCAGGTGTTTGTACAACTTGTGATAGCACTCGTGCAGGACAAGGAAGCGCAACTCGGCATCGCTCAGTCCTTCGACGAACGCACGTCCGTACATCTCATCGCGCCCGTTGGTACACGCCGTCGGGATGGCGTCGTTGATCTCACGCTTGCCCACCATGAGCACGCCAGCCAGTGCGACGTACTTGGGGTTGGCCATGATGTCCACGACGGCCTTGGTCAGCCGCTGTTCTGCGGTCAGTTGTTTACCGATCATCAGCATTTTGTTTCTCCGTTGGTTGGTTGATTAGTTGGTACACCCGCATGAACCGTGCGATCACTTCGGTGTACCCGAGCCGCGACAAGTCCGTGGTGGTGGCGATGCCACCCGCACTGAACAAGGCGATCACGTGTTGGCGTTCCTTCGTGGTCATTTCTTATCAGCCGCGAACATGTAGTTGTTGGCCATGGCCCATGCGGTGAACTTCTTATTGGTCATCACCAGAGCCTGCTTGTTGTACTTCGGGTTGCGCACGCCGTTGGCGAACAGACCCTGCGCTTCCTTGTCGAGGCGGTTCATGTAGTCCATCCACTGATCGACCCACTCGCGCTCGATCACGGCCAGCGTGCGGTAGACCACCATGCACACAGCGGCATCGCTCTCGGGCACCTTGGCTTGCATCGGGTCTTTCTTGATCGAGTCAAGGCTCGGCAGTTGGTCGCTGAGTTTGACGAACGCCATCAAGTCCATGGCCGCACGGTCACCGATGGTGCCCATGAGCATCGCAGTCAGCGTCTGGTCGTCCATGCCGTCGCGCACCTTGAGCCAGTCACTCGCGGCTTCAAGGGAGCGGGGCGTTACGAACGCAGTGCGAGGTGCCTTGGGGTGAAAGATGTAAGGGTTCTGCTCGGGGTCTTTCACGTCCTCGAAACTGTGGAACAGTTGCGGGTTGTCTTTGCACCAGCCCAGCAGGGTGTGATCGACGCCGTTGTTGATACCCCACTCGATCCACTCCATGTTGGTCGGCTTGCGGGAGGTGATCACGGTCAGGCGGTTGCGTGCATGCGGCGGGAGCAGGTCGCCCACGCCCTCGGCCCCGAGGTTGGTCGTGGCGAACACCACTGACTTGTCACTGAGCGTGTAGCCACCCATCTTGCGTTCGAGCAGAAGTCGAAGCATGGCGTTCTTCACGGCAGGGTTGGCCTTGCCGTACTCGTCCACCATCAGCACGATGTCCTTGTTCAGGTGCAGGCCCAGTTCCTCGTTGGTGACGTACCGCACGTAGCCCTGCTCGTCGATGGTTTGCAGTTGCGGGATGGTGATGTCGCCCAAGTCCTTGGTCGTGCAGTCGAAGTAGCACAGCGTGTGGTTGGGGAGCACCTTGCCCAGTGCCCGGAGCAGGGATGACTTGCCGGTGCCCATGTGGCCCTGCACGAGGATGGTTCGCTTGTTGCCGCCCTTGAGGATGGCGGTCTCGATCTGGTCGAGGCCCAGTGCGTACATGGAGATTGCTTGATTAGACATGATGTTTCCTATCGGTTGGTTGAGTTTGTTTACAGGGTTCTTACGCCTGCGTTGGGTTGATTGGTTGGTGGTAACTTGTTAGGCATCGCCTAACAATGTGGTTAGAACCCGAGCCCCGGTAGGGAGTCGATGATCTTGCGAACGTCATCCACTTGCCGCTTGGTCTGGGCACGCAGATACGCATCCTCACGCAGTGCATCGGGTGTGATGCCTTGCATGGCGGCGTCGAGGCGCTTGTGGGCCTCGGTCATGGCAGGGTCTGCCGTGATGTTCATGGTGTCGAGCAGATCGACGATCTCCTGCACGTTGGTCACCAGCGTGTCGCGGAACACCTTCTTGGTGGTGTCGTCGGCGTAGTCCAGCCGCTCGGACATCTTGGTCAGTGCTTCGTGGGCACGCTTCCACACGTCGGCCATGGCCTCGCGCAGTTGGTCGCCGTAGAACTTCTCATACTGCTCACGCATGGCGGTCGCGGCCTCGTTGCCGATGTCCAGTCGCCAGTCACCCGCATCGGGCAGGGGGATGGCAACGAACCGGAACTTGAACTTCGCGGCCAGCGAGTCGCGGCTCGGGTAGTCGTCGCTTGAGAACAGCGCACCGAGTTTCAACTGGGCGTTCTGAATCTCCCAGTCGTAGGCATTCAGGAACGCTTCGGTCAGGCGGAAGAACTCGGTCTGCAACTCGGTCATGGTGCGTTCATACCCGTTACCGTCGATGTACTTCTTGGTCGGACACAGGCGCATCCCAAGGTCTGACCACGGCATGGTCATGGCGTAGTGGGCGTTGCGTGCGTTGGCCGCAAACTTCTGCACCGCATCCAATTCGGCGCAGTCGCCGAGCAGTTTCTTGTGCACGTTGGCCACGCCCTTGGCGGCGTTGTTCTGTGCGGTGACATCGTTGGATGCACGCTTGTCGAGTTTGCGGCCCGTCCACGTGCTGATGGACAAGTCGATGAGCACTGCACTGGATGCGATGCTCGGGGCTGAAATGTTCGGTGTCATTTCTTTCTCCTGAAAGTTTGTTAGGCGTCGCCTAACTTGGTTGGTTGATTAGTTTGTTGTGTTGAATCGCTTTCCGACCCAACACCTATAGTATAACACAGTTCCATGGCTAAGTCAAGTGTTTCGTGATGTTTTATTCCTTCGCGTGGTGTTTGATTGCGATGCACTGATCGTTGGTTGCGACGGGATGCACTGCACCAGTCGAGTCGATGTAGGTCTGACCGCACCCTGCGGTGTAGTCGAGCAGGAACACCACGATCATGGCGAGGATGCACAGGCCGATGGCGGCTTGGATGGTGAAGGCGGCGATGCGCTTGAGCACGTCTTTCATTTGGTCTCCTTCATGGCCCACACGTGGCCGCATGTTGTGCACCGCATAGTCGCGGTGTTGGTTTTCTTCCCCGGCCTGAATCGCAGGACGGTCACCGGCCCGCCGCATTGCGGGCATGCCGTAGGCAGGTTCATTGCAGTTCCCCCTTGGCCGCGAGGCCAGCGATACCGTCACGCGCCAGTCGGCGCATGGCTTGAGTTGTCATCGGGATGCAGTCGAAGTGCGGGTGCGTCTGGGTGCGGTGCTTGCTCGTGGTCACGCTGTAGCGGTCGGCGTTCTCGTACCACACGGTTCGGTTCTGGTCGTCGGTCTCGGCCACGAACAGCGGGAAGTGTTCGCCATACGAGTACACCACGTAGAGCACGGTGTGCTGATGCTCAGGCACGTGTTCCCGTGCGAACAGATGTGAGCCCTCGAAAGGGCGGCGGGTTTTCACCATGCCCCGGGCGGCTTGGTTGGCGATGCGTTCGATTCCCATGATCATTCTCCAATGCGTTTGGGGTTGAGTTGTTTGAGCAGTTCGGGGTCGGTGAATAGCATGTAGTTGGACTTGTTCATGGGCGCGATGGTGTGTCGCACGGCACGTGCTTGTTTGTCACCGCACGATAGGCAGGTGCGGTAGCCGAGCCGGGCACGAGCGGGAGGGATGCGCTCGGCGTAGCACGAGGTGCAGATGAGCAGGTGGGTGTGATGTTCAGACATGGCTCAACTCGTAATTGAAGTTGTCGAGGCACGAGATCAGATGTCCGCGCACGGTGTGGTCGAGTCGGGTGTTGGCCAGCCAGATGGCACGTGCACGTTGCACGGCCTCGGATTCCAGCACGTCACCTTTGAACTCGATGGCATGGTCGCCCACGCGCAGTTCGGTGCGTATTGCAGGGGCTTGGTTTGTGGTGTTCACAGTGTCCTTTCTGTTAGGCGACGCCTAACAATGTTCGGGTTTAGTAATGTTCCAATGTTCTGATTGGCTTGGTTTGCTTTGTTCGCTTTTCTCACCAACCAGACTATAGTATAGCACATCAGCCTATCTAAGTCAAGTGTTTCGTGGTGGATTGTGAGGGCTCGTGACAGATTGTGGCATCATTGGGTACGGTGTGTTGTGTGGTGGGGGCCACGAATCGGAGCCGTGTAAGTTCTCAATGCGCAGGTTGTTGTAGTCCCAGTCGAGGCACGTGACGTGCTTGGGGTTGGGGAACTCCGGGTGGTGCAAGGCCCAGATGATTCGGTGGGCGGCGTAGACGTTGGTGGTGTGATCGACGCGCCAGTAGCGGGAGCGAACTTGCACGGGCTTGGGCAGGTCGGGCCGGGTTGGGGTTGGTTTGGGTCGGATGCGCCCGGTGGTCGGGTTGTAGATGAACTGATGGCGCAGAGCGATGGGGTCGAGCGGGGGTTTGGTGGGTGTTTGCGGTTTCATGGCGTTTCGTGGATTGTTCCGTGAGTGTACGTCGGTACATTATAGTGTACTCAATGTTCTTGTGACAAAGCATTTTAAGTCGTTGATGTACCGCATTGTTCTATAAGTCTGGGAAAAAAAGACACACCCGGGGGGTCGAGGTTGCGCGACGGGAAAAACTGCCTTGAAAAAAAAGTCGTGGGACTATTTTTGAGAAAACGAACATTATGAACTTTGTTAAGATTAGATACGATTGTGCAAGTTCTGATAGGCATAAAACAGCACTGGACGCCACGCCGCTCTAAGAACTGGCATCAAACTATAATGTTCCATAGCACGAGAACATTGCGGAACATTTGGCCTAAAAAACGAACATTGCAACACGCCATAACAGTGAGATTGTGTGTGGGAAACGAACATTGTTAGGCGACGCCTAACACACACTAGAACATTATAAAAAGCGAACAATAGAACATCGTAAGAAACGAACAGTCGAACGGTCTTGCCGCCACGCCGCTTATTGGAACTGGCATCAAAGTTAGCCGCTGGCTAACATGTTCTTGTGTGGCCATGAGCCTGTGGCTCACGCCCGGCCCGGGTGAGGTGCATGCCCCGCGCCACGCCGCGCCGCTTCTGGAACTGGCATCAAAGCCCTGACATCTCAGGGCGGGGAATTTTGGACAAAAAAAAGCCCCGCCGAAGCGGGGCTCTCGATCACTTGATCAGGGCGGCGGCATCTTTCAGATGCTTGACCATCTGGGTTGCGCTGAAGGTGACCGCCTCAGCCTTTTCAACCTTGTCAATCCAAGCGGTCAGGTCACGCTTGAGGCGGGTTGCAAGGTCAGCAACCTTGCGAGCGCCGCGCTCATCGTCTGACATGTTTTCCTCAGCCTCAGCCTTCGCAACATGCTGAATCACGCGATTGAGGCGCGACCCGATCTGTTGCTGAATCCAACGCTTGGTGACCTTTTCCTCATCACTCAGCGCCGTCTGAGGCTTGGCCATTATTCCCTGTTCGGTCTTGGTGAAAGACAACAGGACAACATCACGCCGAAAGCCGTCACGCAATTCCTTGTCGTTGTTCAGGCCCTCAGATGTGATGCCCTCAGCCCTGAGCATGTCAGCGGCTTTGACCCAGCGTTTTTGCACACCGGCTTCAGCCTTCAGGGTTTCAACAACAGTCGTCACGCACTCAGCGGTCAGGTTCAGTTTGCTCATGATAGTTTCCTTTCAAGAAACACTGGCCGAATCGAACGATTCAGTGAGCCAGTGATTGAACTGTACCTGATAAGATGTTATCTGTCAAGGAAACGCACAATCTGGCATTGTTTGGCAATGTTAGGCGGCGCCTAACAAGGGGAAAGTGACGCGGCGCGACCCCACCCGTACGCCACCCCCCGACATGGCTTTGGAGTCCCGGGCCGCCGCATGGTCTGCTATTCCGCACAAACACTCCCCATCCGGCGAAACTGGGTGCCTACAACCACTCTGCATTGAGTAATGTCACGCTATTCCCCATAACTTCGTACCACAAACACATCCAAACTTTTTAGATGTCCATACTTGTTTGTGTACCCCCACCCCCATCGAAATTTTTGGCCCCCCGCTGTGAGCCCGTTCAGTGTCTAAAAACACCCCCCGGTAGGGAAGTTTGACATCCTTTGTCAAAACCTAATACACTGGACTCGTTGCCGGGGGTGCACTAGCGAAGCACAGCCTGACAAGGGAAGGTGACTGGGTGCAAATCCCAGACGGCAACATCGGTCTAAGGACTTGCGCACATGACAATCGAACTCATGCCCGAATTGGGGGTGGAAATTACCCCTGACATCTCATACATCGACCTGCGAGAGCGGGCCGAGGCAGCGTGCCGCTCGGCGTTGCTGCTCGAAAAGCATGGGCTTGACGTGGAGGCGACCGCTGCTGACAAGGAAGCAGCCGCTGCATTGACTGCGGCCTACGCCCAAGACCCCGAGAAAACGTCCCGTGCGGTCAACCACGTGCGTGCAGCAGCACTCACACCCGCCTCGCTCATCAGCGTGCGCGAATACCTCGACGAATATGGCCGTGCAGTGGTCACACACGCTGTCGAAATGCGCCATTTGGTGACAAACCGACTGTTGGAGGAGTCCCGAAACCCCGATCCACGCATCAGAATCCGTGCATTGGAACTGCTGGGCAAGCACAGTGACGTGGGCCTGTTCTCCGAGAAGCAGGAAGTGACCATCACGCACCAGACAACCGACGAGTTGAAGGAAAAACTGCGGGCCAAACTGCAACGTCTCATCAGGCGCGACATCGAAGTGGTGCCGAACCACTCGTCGGCCATCGAAATGGGTGGTGAGATCATAGATGTTGATGCGGAACTCGGCCTGAGCGCCGAAAACTCGCCAGAAACACCCCCCAAAGCCGAAAATAAGCCCGAAATTTGCGAAAAAACCGCAAAAACGGGGTCATATTACGAGCCAGAACCCGATATTGACCCCGACGAACCTGATACGAGGGTGCAGCACTGATGGCAGCGACGCTCGACACCTCAGTTGACCTCAATCTGGACTTCACGGAGGAGGAAATCCAACTGATGTTGGACAACCTCGACTCTTACACCCCAGAGGAGCAGGTTGAGATCGAGAAAATCGCCGATGTGCTGGGTGCACGCAAGTTGGCCAAGGCGTGCTACGACGACCTGATCGAGTTCTGCAAGCACATGCAGCCCGACTACAAGGTCGGCAGGCACCACCGCATCTTGGCCACGCTGCTGATGTCAATCGCCAAGGGCGAGAGCGACCGGGTGTGCGTGAACATGCCACCACGCCATGGTAAATCGCAGTTGGTTTCCATTTACTTCCCGGCGTGGTTCATAGGACGTTACCCGAACAAGAAGGTGCTGATGGTGTCCCACACCACAGACCTCGCCGTGGACTTTGGCCGCAAGGTGCGAAACATCATCGACTCCGATGAGTACCGCCAAATCTTCCCCAACGTCGGGCTGGCCGCTGACTCCAAGAGCGCCGGGCGCTGGAACACAAACGTGGGCGGCGAGTATTTCGCCTGCGGCGTGGGCTCTGCTCTGGCCGGGCGAGGCGCTGATCTGCTGTTGGTGGACGACCCACACAACGAGCAGGACATCATCAACGGCAACTTCGATGTGTTCGAGAAGGCATACGAGTGGTTCACCTTCGGTGCCCGCACGCGTTTGATGCCGGGTGGACGTGTGGCCATCGTGCAAACACGGTGGCATCAGGACGACCTGACCGGGCGTGTGACCCGAGACATGGCCCAGAACGACAAGGCCGACCAGTACGAGGTGGTGGAGTTTCCAGCCATCATCGAGGTTGAGCGTGATGGCGAGAAGGTGGAGAAGCCGCTGTGGCCTGAGTTCTTTGACCTCACGGCGCTGTACCGCACCAAGGCATCCATGCCTGTGTTCCAGTGGAACGCGCAGTACCAGCAGAACCCCACGTCGGAAGAAGCGTCTGTCGTCAAGCGCGAGTGGTGGAACGAGTGGACAAAGGATGATCCACCGGACTGCGAGTACATCATCATGACGCTGGACGCCGCAGCCGAGAGCCACAACCGTGCCGACTTCACAGCCATCACCACGTGGGGCGTGTTCTTCAACGAGGAGCGCGAAGGCCCGGGGGCAAACACCTACAACATCATCCTGCTCAACGCCATCAAGAAGCGACTGGAGTTCCCTGAACTCAAGGAGTTGTCGCGTGAGGAGTATCAGGAGTGGGAGCCCGACGCGTTCATCGTGGAAAAGAAGTCATCAGGTACCGCGCTCTACCAAGAATTGCGACGCATGGGCATCCCTGTGGGCGAATACACACCACATAGAGGTAGCGGTGACAAGTTAGCACGGTTAAACTCTGTGGCAGACATTGTGAGGTCGGGGATATGCTGGGTGCCACAGACGCGCTGGGCAGAGGAGGTCGTCGAGGAGATAGCGGGATTCCCGTTCATGGCTCACGATGACTTGGTTGACGCTACGGTGATGGCACTCATGCGGTTCCGCCAAGGCGGTTTCATCAGGCTTCCGAGTGACGAGCCCGACGAGATCAGGTACTTCAAATCGCGTAGCAAGAACCGCTACTACTGAAAGGATTGGACATGGCAACGAGCAGCATAAGCCCCGGGTTATACCAAGCGCCGCAAGGGCTACCCGACGATGAGGACGCGACGGGAGTCGAGGTCGAGATTGAGGCACCGGGCCTTGGTGAGGTCGAGATTGTCGAGTTGCCTGATGGCACTGTTGAGGTCAACCTCGAAGGTGCAGAAGACGAGGGCGACGAGGCTGAGTTTGGTGACAACCTCGCGGAGTTCATGGACGAGGGCACGCTACAGAAACTCTCCTCCGACCTGACTGAACTCGTTGAGGCTGACATCACATCACGCAAGGAGTGGGCCGACACATTCGTCAAGGGCCTTGAGGTGCTGGGCTTCAAGTACGAGGAGCGCACCGAGCCGTGGGACGACGCGTGTGGGGTGTTCTCAACCGTGCTGGCCGAGGCGGCGATCCGGTTTCAGGCTGAAACAATGTCGGAGACGTTCCCCGCCGCTGGGCCTGTCAAGACAAAGATTCTGGGTAAGGTCACCAAGGAGAAGGAAGAAGCCGCCGAGCGCGTGCGCGATGACATGAACTATCAGGTCACCGAGCGCATGGTGGAGTACCGCTCCGAGCACGAGCGCATGCTCTACTCGCTGGGCCTTGCAGGCTCTGCGTTCAAGAAGGTCTACTTCGATCCAAACATCGGACGGCAGGTCAGCATCTACCTGCCCGCAGAAGATGTCATCGTGCCCTACGGCACCAGCCACATTGAGCAGGCCGAGCGTGTCACTCACGTGATGCGCAAGACCAAGAACGAGGTCGAGCGCTTGATGGCCGCAGGCTTCTACCGCGACTGCGAGTTGGGCGAGCCCGTCCAGTTCCACACGGACATCGAGAAGAAAAAGGCCGAGGAGGGTGGATACACCCTGCAAGATGACGACCGCTACGCCCTGCTGGAGGTGCACGCAAACCTGTGCATCGACGGCGTGGATGACGAGGAGAACGACCTCGCCAAGCCGTACGTGATCACCATCGACAAGGGCACCGGCAAGGTGCTGGCCGTGCGCCGCAACTGGGATGAGGAAGACCCCCTCATGCTCAAGCGCAACCACTTCGTGCACTACGTCTACGTCCCGGGCTTTGGCTTCTATGGCCTTGGCCTGATCCACATCATCGGCGGGTACGCCCGCGCTGGCACTTCGATCATTCGCCAGTTGGTGGACGCTGGCACCCTCTCCAACCTGCCGGGTGGACTGAAGACCCGGGGGCTGCGCATCAAGGGTGATGACACACCAATCCAGCCGGGCGAGTTCCGTGATGTTGACGTGCCCAGCGGCACGGTCAAAGACAACATCATGACCCTGCCGTACAAAGAGCCGAGCCAGACGTTGCTGGCCCTGCTCCAGCGGATCACGGAAGAAGGCCGACGCCTTGGCGCGATCAGCGACATGAACATCTCGGACATGTCTGCTCAGGCTCCTGTGGGCACCACGCTGGCCCTGCTGGAGCGCACGCTCAAGCCGATGGCCGCTGTCCAGAGCCGCGTGCACTTCGCCATGAAGCAGGAGTTCAAACTCCTGAAGGCCATCATCGCCGACTATGCTCCCGAGGAGTATCAGTACCAGCCTGAGAGCGGCGTGGTGCAGGCTCGCAAGAGCGACTACGCCATGGTGGACGTGATCCCCGTGAGCGATCCCAACGCCAGCACGATGGCGCAGCGCGTGGTGCAGTACCAAGCGGTGTTCCAGATGGCCCAGAGCGCCCCGCAGATTTACGACCTGCCGTACCTGCACCGCCAGATGATCGAGACGCTGGGCGTGAAGAACGCCGACAAGATTGTCCCGACCGCAGAAGATCAGAAGCCGCGTGACCCCGTGTCTGAGAACATGTCAGCACTGGTGGGCAAGCCGCTCAAGGCGTTCATCTATCAGGATCACGAGGCGCACATCGCCGCGCACACGTCATTCATGCAAGACCCGATGATCGCTGCCAGCATCGGCCAGAACCCGATGGCCCAGCAGATCATGGCCAGCCTGCAAGCGCACATCGCCGAGCACCTTGGCTTCTCGTACCGCAAGCAGATCGAGGAGCGTCTGGGCGTTCAGTTGCCCCCGCCCGACGAGCAACTGCCCGAGGACATGGAGGTTCAACTGGCTCGCCTCATCGCAGATGCAGGCAAGCAGGTTGCACAGGCGCACCAGCAGCAGGCCGCGCAGCAGCAGGCACAGCAGCAGGCCGCAGACCCCCTGTTCCAGTTGGAGCAGTCCAAGGTCAAGGTGCAGGAGATGGAGGTCACTCGCAAGGCCCAGAAGGATCAGACCGACGCGCAACTCGCCGCCGAGAAACTGAAACTCGAAGCCATGCGCACCATGGCCACCGTCGAGAACGAGAAGGTGCGTGTCTCCTCGCAGGACAAGCAGTCCGCAGATCGCCTGCGGCTCGATGCTCTGAAGGTGCTCGCCACCCCGAAATCAAAGCCGCCAGCCAGCGGCAAGAAGGAGTAATCCATGGCCAAAACCGTCTATGACGTGCTGATTGGAAAGTACGAGGAGGAGGTAGCCTCCTCGTCACAGTTTTTGGTGAACGGCGGATGCAAGTCATTCGACGAATACCGAGAGGTGGTGGGTCGGATTCGAGGTCTCCAACTCGCCATTGAAACTACCAAAGACCTTTTGCGTTCTCAAATGAAAGAAGACGACGATGAGTGAAGACAAGACCGCCGTGACCGACGCGGAAATTGAGGCCCAAATGCCCAAGCCTGTCGGGTATCGGTTGCTGATTGCGTTGCCCCAGATCGAGGAGACATTCAACGAGATGGGCATCGTGAAATCCGAGCGAACCATGTACGAGGAGCAGTTGATGACTGTGACTGGTGTGGTGCTCGATATGGGCGAGCAAGCCTATGCCGACAAGGAGCGTTTCCCCAACGGGCCTTGGTGCAAGCAGGGTGACTTTGTGGTGTTCCGGGCCAACTCTGGCACGCGCATCCGGGTCAACGGCGTGGAATACCGCCTGATGAACGACGACTCCATCGAAGCAGTCGTGGCTGATCCGCGTGGCATCACGCGTGCGTAAGGAGGCAGAACATGCCCATGGAAAAAGTATCGTTCGAGTTCCCTGATCCAGAACGGGACACGAGCAAAGACATCAAGATGAAAGAGGACGGCTCTGCGGAGATCGTCATCGAGGGTCGTCGTGACCCCTTCGCCGATGTGCCTGACTCCAAGACGGAGAAGAAGGCCCCTGCCAAGGCCAAGGATGACGATGAAGATGACATTGCCATCGAGGTGGTGGACGACACCCCCAAGAAGGATCGGGGCAAGAAGCCGTCGGCACCCCCGGATGAGTTGACCGATGAGGAGTTGGAGTCCTACTCTGAGAAGGTCAAGAAGCGCCTCCAGCACTTCAGCAAGGGCTACCACGACCAGCGCCGGGCAGCGGAGCAAGCCGCCCGGGAGAAGGCCGAACTGGAAGCCATGACTGCCCGTCTGGTCGAGGAGAACAAAAAACTCAAGGGCACCGTTGGCCAGAACCAACAGGCGATGCTGGAGCAGGCCAAGAAGATGGCCGAGCGCGAGTTGGAGGAAGCCAAGTCCAAGTTCAAAGCCGCCTACGACGCAGGCGAGTCGGATGCCGTTGTTGCAGCGCAAGAGGAACTGACTGCTGCAAAACTGAAGTCTGACCGAGTAAACAATCTCAAACTACCCGCTTTACAACCGGATGAAACTGAGGTACAAACTCAAGTAACCGCCCCAGCAGTCGATGACCGGGCCGTGCAGTGGCAGAAAGCCAATACATGGTTTGGGCCAGACGATGAGATGACCAGTTTCGCGCTGGGGTTGCATCAGAAATTGGTCAAACAGGGTATTAACCCTCGCTCTGACGAGTACTACGAGAAGATTGATGCTCGTATGCGACAAGTCTTCCCAGACGCCTTCGATGACGTTGAGGACGACGAACCAGAGGAAACGAAGCCTCGTCGAAAGACGAACGTCGTGGCACCGGCAACACGCAGCACTGCGCCCAAGAAGATCGTGCTGACGCAAACGCAGGTGGCATTGGCCAAACGGCTTGGTGTGCCGCTGGAAGAATACGCCAAACAGGTTGCTATGGAAATGAGGAAACAAAATGGCTGAGAACAGACTGAACCGAGAACTGGAAACCCGTGAAAAAACGGCCCGCAAGCGCAACTGGGTACGCCCGGATACGCTGCCTACTCCTCATCCCGAGGAGGGCTACGAATTCCACTGGGTTCGCGTCAGCACTCGCGGTGAGTCTGACCCCATGAATGTCTCCCTCAAACTTCGTGAGGGCTGGGAACCCGTCAAGGCATCTGATCACCCGGAAATCTTTGTGGCTGGCGTCGAGAACGACCGCTTCAAAGACAACATCCTGATTGGTGGTCTCCTGCTCTGCAAAGCACCCAAAGAGTTGGTCGAAGACCGGAACGACTTCTTCCGTCAGGAAGCAAATGCTCAGATTCAGTCGGTTGACCACAGTCTCATGCGCGAAAATGATCCTCGCATGCCGCTTTTCAATGAGCGCAAAACGAAGGTCACTTTCGGTCGAGGAACCTAATTTTTTGGAGTCAAAACATGGCTTACCCCACCATTGACAAGCCGTATGGCTTGAAGCCGGTCAATTTGATCGGTGGTCAGGTGTTCGCTGGTTCGACCCGCAACATGAAGATCGCAAGTGGCTACGCCACCAACATCTTCTACGGCGATGTGGTCAAACTGGTGAGCGACGGTACTGTTGAGAAAGACACTGGCACGACCACCGTCGCTGCCAACGGCGTTGCTGGCGTCTTCCTTGGCTGCACCTACACCAACCCCTCTACCAAACAACCCGTTTGGTCTCAGTACTGGCCCGCCAGTACCGTGGCTTCCGATGCGTATGCAATCGTGGCCGACGATCCCGATGTCCTGTTCAAGGTCGCCGCTGTGTCTTCGGGCACGACCGTCGCCTTCTACGGCCAGACCGTGATCGGCAACAAC